AAAAGTCTCAAGAGTGTTTGATTGTAAAGAAGGAAATATTGAATGGCGAAAAACTACAAACACATAACAAAAGACCAAGAGTGTAATGCGGCACAATATATAGCCGAGTTTGTCTGCTTGAGAAAGGCAGAAAAAGAAAATGTAGGCAGACCAGCCTATGCTCTATGGAACACTAAAAGCTGGAAAAGATATTACCAGTACCAAGTAGGATATGCCTACAAACTTCTGAAAGAATTTAGTGACCAAGCTATACTACGAGCTTTGAAATCAAGTGCGGGAAGCTGGATGTATTCTTTGAATATGAAAAAACTTAAACCGCTAATAAAAAACGAGCAGAAAAAAATAGATGAAGCTCCAGAACCAAAGCAGGTAGAATATACAGATAACACGCGGTCAAAGCCGCAAAAACGATTCAATAATAATAAAAATATTAGCTTGAGGGATTTAGATGGCTAAGAAGAAAGAACTATCAATATTTGACACTCTCGTTAAAAAATATGGCGAAGAGGTAGTAAAGACAGGTAGAGAAGTTTTTGAGGAGATGAAGGATAGGGTCGTCATACCTGTCAGTCCTTGTCTCGACTACGCCTTGGGTGGTGGTATACAGGAAGGCAGTTGGGTTCAAATGATTGGCGATCCCAAAAGTGGCAAAACCACTACCGCCTTACAGATAGCTGCAAATGCTCAAAAAGAAGAGTACGGAGCAAGAGATATTTGGTATGTAAATGTTGAAGGCAGGCTGAACAGAAAAAACCTAGAGGGTATTGAGGGGCTTGATGTAGATAGAATAAATATCTTTGAATCACCAAATGAAACACTTAGCGCAGAGAAGTATCTTGGTGGTATTGAGAGAATAGTTAAAGAGTGTCCCGGATCTGTAATCATCATTGACTCTGTATCCTCAATGATAGCACAGAAAGACTTAGACGAAGAGGTTCGAGGAGACTATAGGCCCGGACTACAAAAGATACTCTCAAACTTTACAAAGAAGATGGCCGGTGTAGTACCAAAACAAAAAGCAATCATAATAATGATTACCCACTACATATCGAATGTCTCTGGTTATGGTAAAAAGAAAGTAGCTGACGGCGGTGTAAAAATACAATACCAAGCTGATACCATACTTGAAATAGCTAGAGTCCAACCTTGGAAGGTAGATGACAAGGCAGACTCACAGCAGATCGGTCAATGCGTTAGCTGGAAGGTTGTTACATCTTCTGCTGGCGGTTTCACTGGTGGTGGAGCTATTAGCTGGCTTCGTTACGGCACTGGTCTGGACAAGAAGCAGGAGCTTTTCTCTCAAGCGGTTGACTTTGATATGATCGAGCAGGCTGGAGCTTGGTACACATGTAACTTTGCCCTTGAAAATATTGAAGACGTTACTGACATCGTTGAAGCTAACAATGTCGCTTTAGACGACACAGAAGCCTTGGTCAAGTTATTTAAGTTTCAGGGACAGGCAAGGCTTCTTCAGTTTATGGATGAAAATCCTTCGTTGTGGGATATCCTCGATAAGACAATGAGGGAGATACTCTATTGAGAGCTGTTGGTTTTGATGGCGTAGAGAGGCATTGGAAGCTAAATAAGTGTACAGTGCTTGGCGACGATACTCGCCCAAGATCAAATTTGCACTTAACCGCAAGAAAATTGTTGAAGGAGCTTTTTCCGTATGATACAATCCTTGAGGAGGTTCCACTTCCCGGCTCAAATAAGCCGTCAAGACCCTCAAAGCTTTTCGCAGACTTCTTCGTTCCAGCCTACAATCTGATAGTTGAAGTTCACGGCAGACAACACTTTGAATTTGTAAGTTTTTTCCATAAGTCAAAAGCAGAGTTTCTTAAATCCAGAGCTAGAGACAAAGACAAAAAAAGATGGTGCGAACTTAACTCTATTGTATTTGTGGAATTGAAGTATTCGGAAGATAAAGATGAGTGGAAGCAAACAATTATTGAACAGCTCTGACATAGACGGGCTTCTGGAATATCTAGAAGAATATTCAGCATCTAAATCTCTAGTAACCGCATCTGTCAATCCGCAAGTCGAGAGCATTATAAATTTATCAGAAGAAGAACTCAAAAGCCTTAACCAAGAAGAATGTCTGTTCAAAGCATTTATCCTGTCTGGCTACTGCGGTTACGTCCAAAAAATAGAAAACAAACATAAGGCTAAACTCAACTGGTGTCAAAACTTGATGTACAAACTGGTTGTAGATAATGAAGACCTATTTAGTAAATACATGAAATGGGATCAAAAATTACATGTACTAGCTGCCAACGACGAATTTGCCAACACCGTCATGCAAGCAAAACTTCAGGCGGAATCAAATACAATTTGGCTAGAGAACAAAGTTAGAGACTTGCGAAAGCAAGTTGATGTTTTATTAGAATTAGGAAGGAGAAGGTTTTAATGACTCCTTTACAAAGAATCAAGGAAGGTATTATCAACAATGATATGGAGCAAGTTATTCAAGGGTATGCTGAACTCACAGGAGAAGAAGTCGCAATCTCAACAGGAGGAGATGAAACTCAAACAGAAGAAGTGTCAGAACCACAAGTGTCAGAGCCAAAAGCACGGATGCCCAAATCAGCAACAGAAGACTTCTCAATAACACACAACGAAAACTCTACGACTGGCAAATACGCCAAGCATCAGTCAATTTCTGCTGGAGAAAATACTTTTGTAGATGACGGAGTTGAACATAAAGACATTTCTACACCAGATGTTGGCAGGATCAAAAGAAGACCTCCGGTTGAGATGGTCGATGTAAAATGCCATGTCTGTGGAAAATCTGAACAGATAAATCCCATCTACAAGTCTGGAGAGTTTTATAGATGTAGTAGATGTGTGGGAGGCTAGCTGGTGGAAATAAAAAACACAGAAACTGAAAGAGCTGTCTTAGCATCTATGGTTAGATACGGTAAGGATGCTTTTGTAGATGCTGACCCTTTCATAAATGAAAAGTGCTTCACTAACGATGCTAATAAAGTTCTTTACGCCTGCCTAAAAAAAGTCTTTGAAACATCTGATACAGTTGATACTGTTGTGCTTAATTCTGCTGCCGAGCAGCTTGATATAACGCGGATGTACGAGAGAGAAATCTCTGATGAGTTTCTAAAAGAACTGTCCAATGTTGACATACAACTAGAAAATGTTGTCAACCAAAGCAAAAAATTGCTAAAACTGG